CCTAACCCTATTAGTACGTTATGTAGTGTGTCGTTGAAGAAGGAGTTGCGTCCCTCGGAGAAGATACAGCTTGGCCGTATCCGCACCACCACTGCTATGGATGTTAATCACATCGTAGCATCTAACGTACTGTTTCTTGACCAAAACGAGCGTCTCATGAATTCGCGCATGAGTCACTCCGTCGTTCTTGGCATCGTTCCCCACCTCGGTGGCTGGCATGATCTTGTTAATCATATGATGCCTTATGGTAACACAGCCTCCTCCTTTGAGCTTGACGGCTCTGAGTTTGATGGTCGCTTTTATCAGCGTCAGATGAACGACGTTCGCCTCCTTCGCTACAGCTGGTTGCGTAGAGAATTCCGCACAGTTGAAAACGCTTGGCGAGCATACAACTTATACTATGACCTCGTTCATGGTCCTCTAGTAAATGTCGATGGTAGTTGTTACGATCGCGGGTGTGGTAACCCTTCTGGTCAAGGCAACACTACGCCTGACAACTGCATTAAATCTTTCATGGACGTGTGTGTGTTATGGCAGATCCTCGTGCCTGCCGAGTTTCACACTTATGAGTGTTTTAAACTATTTCTACGTATCTGCATTAATGGTGACGATTTCAACTATACTGTTGATCCGCGCTTCTTGCAATGGTTTAACAACACACGTATCAAGGAAGTTCAACATCTAATCGGTATGGTGTATACATCACCTACTGACGAGCCCCGCCTGTTCCATGAAACATCGTTCCTGAGCCATGAGTTTCGTCTCACAACTCTATCTAATGGTGTTTCTATGTATATGCCCGTCATTGACGCCAAGAAAATGAAGGCTTCTCTGTTAAGGTATAATGAGTCAGGCACTGTTTTTGAAACAATCACGCGCCTTTGTGGTATCCGCACTGAAACATGGGCGGATGCTGAGATGCGCAAGTGGATCGCTGATCTTCGTGAGTTCATTCTAACTGAGTACGCAAGTAAATACCGCGGTAGAGCTGAGTGGGAGCTCGCCTGGAAAGGTTGGAAGACAGATCGTGAACTTGAGTCACTATATTCAGGCTTCTCTATCCGTCAATCTGGAGCCGTCCCGCTCACGGCTTTAAATTCAGAGCTCAATACGACGCGAATGCAAAATCGCTTCTCAACGAATTCTACTTCCCGCCTGCTTTCTAAAGTAGGCCATACTCTCGCTGATCTCGCATCGAAGAAGATGCCGCACAAGCCAAAACCTAAGGCCAAAGTGAAAACAGAGGTCAAAGTCAATGTTAGCACTCCTGCGCAAAAGACCAAGCGCAAGCGTAATCGTAAGCGTGCTAACATGGATACTCATGTGCGTGCTCCTGTATCTAAAGGTACAATTCATCATGCCAGACCAACAGCAAAGTTCCATAATGGTAAAGATGGATCTGTCACAATCAGCCACGAGGAATATGTGTGTAGCATTGGATCCGCCACCGGATACAACGTTGCCTTTAATGGGCCGCTCAACGCAGCTAGCTCAGTTACGTTCCCGTGGTTATCTACCATTGCCAGTCGGTTCCGCAAGTACCGATTCAACACCGTCGCAGTTCGTTACCAACCAACTTGCTCTTCTTCCACCCCCGGCCTTGTCGGCAGCGTTGCCACATACCGGACGGCTGATGCGTGGGCAAATACAGGACCGCCAGACATGAAATCTTTTGTTCAGTCTGGTAGCACTATGGGTAACGCGTGGACTGCATTCACATACAAACTCAGTCACAAATCGCTCAATGTTGAGCGAGCGTACTACATTGATAGTGGCGCAGAGGCTGATCCTATTGACGAGCCTGACACACCCGGTCGTCTTTTTGTTTGCACTAATGGAGCTGTAAGCTCTGGTGACATCGGTTTAGTATTCATACGCTATTCGATCACACTAATGGAGCCTACATTCCTTGGCCCTGAGCCTGTCCAGCAGTTTGGTCATATTTCTGGCAACACCGCCAGTGGTGCCAACATTCTCGGTGGTCGC